TTTAGCTTATATTCCAGCTCTGGCGTTAACTCGCCCTCTAGCTCTTCTATTTCGTTTACTAGTTCTAAATATTCGTTTTTTATGTCGTAAAGTGTGTTTTTCATTTTTGTAGTTTTATTATAAGTTCTATTAACTCCTGTTCTTTATCTTTCCAATAGCTCCATTCTGGTAGCTCAATTCTTACAAAATATTGTATACTTTTTATTTCAGCTCTTGCTAGTTGTATTATTTCCTCTTTTGTCATTTTTTCTATTAAAGCGTAAACAAAATAGGGGCTAAACTCATAGCCCAGAGAGTTACTGACTAAATTATAAATTGTTTTTTTCATTTTTAAATATCAAAAATAACCTTGATATTTCAAAATAATATCATTACTAATTTTCTCCCTTTTGTCTGCGGTGCAATTTACTACCTTATGCTTTAGTATGTTGTCTATTTTATAAATGTCATTTTTGATCACTTTGTCAACATCGTAAAAACTTTTTATTTGCTTGTCTGAGTATATAACTGTCGCGTGGTCCTTATTTATAAATTTACCTATTTTTGTTAAACTTTCATTGGTGTACTTTTTACAAAAATATGCGTAAAGTTGACGAGTATAAACAAACTCTTTTAATCTGGTTTTGCGGTTTTTTACTTCGTCAAAGTCCATTACTAACTCTCTACAAATTACTTTTAAAACCTCTTCTTTTGTTAGCTTTCCTAAAGGCATAAACTTTTTAAAAGTTCCAACATATACGTACGGGTGCATCATTTTGCTTTTTCTATTAGTTCGTTAATACTTTGTTTAACTCTCTGGTTTTCTTGATAGTTAGACATACAGCGCCTGAATAGGTCTATAACCATAGGGGCGTTATCTTCGTTTAAATTCCTGTTACCTCTGACTATAGCCGTCAGCGTGTCGGGTGTATAGCTGTGTTTTAGCGCTATCTCTTTAATGTCGCCCTTTTTCTGGTTGTAAATTATATAAGCCTCTAGCTTTTTGCTTATCGGTTTGTTAAAATGTTTAATCTCAAATATTGCCATTTTTTTATTTTTTAATTGTTTATAATTGCCCCGCCTCCCAACAGTTAGCGCTACAATAGTCGCCGTCCTCTTCGACTGGGTTACCGCACTCTCTACATTCGTTTTCTCTTTCGTCAAATTCGCAAGGGTTACCTTCGTTTAAATAATCGTCATTCATATATTATAAATTTAATAGGTTTGTAATATCGCTAGAAAAATCTACTCCAGCTATTGAGTTAATACCCGCTAAGTTTCTTATAGAAAGTTCTAAACTTGCTCTACTTTCGTAGTTATAAAACTCGTTACCGCCGTCTAGCCATTCCTGTATGTCGTCTATTAGTGTAGAGTCTGTAGTATTAAAATCGCCTCTAAATTCGTGGTCAATTATAACCTCTATTTTATAATTTCCTTGTCCTTGTTTTTTAATGATAAAATTTGTCATCTTGTTTTTTTTTAGGTTTAATGTCGTGTAACTATTACACTACACACAAAAGTAACAAAATAGTTTTAATTACAAAATTTTTTGTACTAAAAATTTTCCTCTTGTGTAAATTCTGGCGTTTTTTTCTCGCTTTCAATCATAGAAAGCAAACAGCTGTAACAAATTAAATCTAAAATTGAGTCGTCTATACTCTCGTTATTCGGCTCGCTACCTTTTAATAGTACGCCTAGCCTAGCCACTTTAGTAGCTATAAGGCTCAAACAGTTTTGAGACGCCGTTAGTCCTACGATACTCCCCGCTAGTTTAAAGTTACTCAAACGGTCCTCATTGGCGTAGTCATTACCTTTTTTAAACATAGTCTGTTTAATTTGGTCCACTATCTCGGTTAGCGCTATCTCTTGCTCTTTTAATTCCATTAATTTGTTGGTTTTGTTAATCTTTGTAGGCCCTTATATAGTTCCTCGGCGTTATCGTTCCAGATATACGCGCAAGTCTCTAATTTTTGGTTAAAAGGTACCTCAATAAAAAATAATTCCTGTTTATAATAGTCAATATCTGTAAACCTATGGCACTCGTATTTCAATAGACAGCCCTCGCCTGTGCATTTAGTTAACCTCTCCATTATTTAAGTTCCTTAATAAAAAATCTGTATAACTTCGGTTACTTATATGATACGTCTTTTTGCATTTGCAAGACATAAAACGTTTAATGTAACCCATTGGTGTAGTATCGGTATGGCTTAGCTTAACCTCTTTACTCGCGCACTCTGGACAATGCCACTTTTTACCGCCCTTTAAAACGGCTAGGTTTGTATTATGATCTATGTAGGGCGTAAGGACGCTAAAAACGTCCTCTAACAAAATTACATCCTGTTCACAATAGCTAACCATTTTAGATAAATACTCTTTTTGCTCCGCCTTAGTACCCTCTACCGTTTTTTCCCATAGCTTAAACCCCTCGTGGTCCAGCTTTCGGCCAACGTTAAAATAGTTACCTAATAGGTCTAGTTTATTACTCGTAAAATTAAAGTATTTACGGGCCTTTTTTAGTGTGTCTAGAGTTCGATATTTTGGAAACATTAAAACGCCGTTTAAAATCGCCCTAGTTCTAAGCTCTTTAATGTCGAAACGGTCGCCGTTGTGAGCTATAATTTCGTCAGCTTGCCCGAGTACCTTAATAAAATCTTTAACTAGTTTTTTGTCGTTATGCCTAGAGTCCCATTTTAGACTATGTACTTTTTCGTCTCCTTGCCATTTATAGGATATACAAATTATTTTTTTTTCTGTTACTATTTGCTCTGGCCTTATATATTGCTTTCCTTGTCTCCAGACGTTAGCCTTTATGTAACTTGTTTCTATATCGAAAAACAGGCGTTTAAACGGCTTTAAATTAGCTTTTATATTTAGATCTCTTCTAATTCCGTTAACCTTTACCCTTACCGCGTCAAAATTTTTGTTTAAATTAAATTTTAAAATACATTCACGAGCTATAGCGTTGTCGCTGGTTATTGTTTCCATTCGTAACTCCACGTATTTTTTAAACTCGACAGGATAGCTCATTTAGTTATTTTTTTAATAAAGATAGGTAAAATAATTTATACCCTATTTTTTGGCGTTCAGCCAAACGTATAAAATTATAATTAAAGCTAGCAATATAACCCAGCTTAATAGCGTAAAATTTATACTGTTTTTAACAGGATAGTATTTTACTGGTATTTTACGCTCTATAATTTTGTCTATAAAAATAGTATCGCACTCGCCAAAAATATAGACGCTATCTAAAACGGTGTAAACCTTTACTTTTAAATTTTCTTTGTTTAAAAATACTGTGTCTAGTAACGACTGGTAATTTACGACTGTGTCAGTTGTAACCTCTTTAGTTTCTAAGGTTATAGTATCTATTATTTTTACCGAGTCTGTAGTGTGTACGTGTGGGTATTTTCTAACTAGCCTAGCGTGGCGCTTAATAGGGCTACAGGATAAAAGTATTATTATAAATATTAGATACCTCATTTAATAAATTCGGTTATAAACTTATAGTGTAAATTAACTATTTTATTTTGGCCCTCTTCCCTCATTAGTATGTTTTGGCACTCGTATTTATTAGTGTGAAAAAAATTTTCAGTTAAAACAAAGGGGCAAATAGTATTTTTTAAAATATAAAAGTTAGACGACTTTTTACCTCTTAATCTACGATCTGGAAACTCTTTTATCATAGCCTCAGCCGATAAATTAGCTAATTTGTATGAGTCTATACTAGCCCTGTTATAAGTGTAAACGCTCCAGCCGTGGGCCGACTCTTTACTAAAACCATTAGAGTGGACCGAGACGCCAATATATTTTTTATCTTTGTTCGATCTAATCTCAGCGTTTATATTGTTAACTCTGGTCCGTAGAGGTATGTCGTAATCTGTAGGGTTAGAATTATAGACCTCTATACCGTCAGCCTCTAAACGTTCCGTTAATTTCCTTACTATCTCTCTGTTACCTACGCCCTCGTAGTATACGCTACCGTCCTCCCATATCGGCGACCTTTTGCCCGCTGTCTGGTAAACTCCATTTATTAGCCCTCCGTGGCCAGCGTCTAAAATTATTACGTAACTCATTTACTTTATCTCGTTTAGGTCCTTTTTAAAACCTTTTAATTTATTAAATAACCCCTTTACTATCTCTATAAAAGGTTTATTTCCTAACTTCTGGCTTGTCTCGTCTATACTTTTAGCCTCTATGTAAACAAATAAAGCCGTAACTAGTTTAGTTACCAGTAATTTAATTTCGTAAATTTCGCCGTCTAGTAGGTACTTGTCTACTAAGAAACTAACAAATATACAGCCTAAATACATTAGTAATTTAGGTACTATATTAAAAAGCCTGTGACTCGTAAACCCTTTACGTCCCTTTACTTTTAACGTATAGTAAATCGCAAAAAAAGTATCTAAACAAACGCTGGCCGTCATTAGAGATAACATACCGTAAATAGGCGTTATAAAGGTTATAAACAAACCCCCTATAGCTATAAAATAATGTCCTAAAATTGTACTTTTCATTTTACAAACCCTCTATAAATTTAACGTGTTTAATAGCGTTGTCCATAATAGTAGATCCAACGGCATTATACCAGTTTGTAATGTAAAGGTTTTCGTCTTTTACCTTTGTGTAACTGTCTTTTACCTCTGTAATTCCGTCCTCTTCATACTTAACGGTACCTATCTCTGGCGTATCTTTAAATTTAACCTTTTTAGTTTTAAAAATAACGTCTCCGAAAGTCTTGCCGTTAGCGTCTAATCTCTCTACAAAATACTCAATACTAAACGAGTCCGTTAACGGCTCTATAGTAATCGACTTTATAACGCCTCGTCTATTGTCTTGGCTTACATTTGTTTTTTTTAAAACTATTCCTGTCGCGTTAGCGCTTAACTCTTTATATTTCATAAGTATAATTATCTATTGGTAGGTCACAATAACCGTTCTCGTTTTTAATTTTTAAATTTAGTTGACAAAACCAGCCGTTTAGTACGCTACCGCCTTTTTGTGTAAAATTTTGTACCGCTGTTGAGTCGCTAACTATTCCGTACTTTTGCCACCTAGCCGAGGTAGTTATAACCTTAATTAAGTCGTTCATTATCTCTAAGGTATCACTATCTACGTAGCTGTCTATTAGTTTAGCGTCATCTATTTTATCGCAAACCATTAGGCCCAGCCTTAAAGTAACAAAATTACGGTCTATAGTAGCGTCTGTTATGTTAGCTATCAAAGAGGTGTGTTTAACGTTGTTACTTTCGTAGACATCCAAAAAAGGCCCGTAAAAATACGCGTTTATTTGGAGGTGTGCCTCGGCTAACTGTCTTAGCTCGTTATCTATTTTTTTTATTGTCGCCCTCATTCGCTTGTTTTACTCTTATGGCCTCTAGCCTTACCTTGTGTATAGTTTTTTTCTGTGGTCTCATATTTATAAAAAAGACATTCTACTTTTATAGTTATTACCTTGTCCCTCTGGGTTAATATCCTGTTTATTTTTGCTATCTATGTAAAGCGGATAGTCTTTTTTATTGTCAATTAAATACCCAATTAACCTATTTTTGTAAAATGAGTAGTCTTTTTGTAACTCGCTCCTATATACGTTATACTCGTCTAGGCCGTAACTCCTTACGTTTTCGTCACTAGCGGATCCTACACTTTTGTTTCGTATTTTCCAATTATTATGAGTGGACGCCTTTAGTTCACAGGCCACGAAAATAAAGTCCAAGACGTAAACCATTAGCTTATTCTCTAAAGCTGTTAAATCGTTGTCCTCTACGCCCTGTAAAAGTCTCCTGTAGAGTAAACTACCCAAAGCTGGCTCTAGGTCTGTGTCTTGGATACGTTTAAGCGTAACGCTCAATTTTTCGTCATTGATATCTTGGTCTAGATAGCTGTAATGTTTGAGGGTACTAAGGTCTATTAAATAATTCATATATATACTATTTTCTGGCTCCATACGTGACGACACCAAGGAGTAACTTTTTTTCCATTGTTAAAAAATCCTCCGCGATAGGTAAAGATATCCCTACCTACAGCTCGGCCTATTGTGTCTATGTCCTCTCTAGTCCATACTTTACGTTTAGATAACGTTACTAAATCTCTACAAAAGTCTCTAGTCCTATTGTTCGGTAAAATAGACGGTCCGCTAATCGCTGGGTTTTTTTCGTAAGCGTAGTAAATTTTAATTCTGGTAACGTCTTGTCTAGCTATTTCTCTAAGTCCTAAGCTAGTAATGTTTTTTTTATTAATTAAGCCTAAAGCCTCTAGTCTTTTGTAGGTTTTAGCTAATTTTATGGCGTCTATGTCTAAGCTCTTACGTATATTTTCATACTCTTCGCCGTCCGAAATCATTGCTAAAACTTGATTTTCTACAGCCGAAAGTTTAGCAAAAGTTTCTTTTTTAAACTCTTCTAATAACTCAGCCTCTTGATCGTCTACGTTAAACTCATTAGGTAAAACTCTAGAGTAAATTATACGCTCTGGCTTTGGTATACCGCATTTATTTAGTTCCTCTACTATGTCTAAAGTTTCGCCGTATGATTCAATTTTTTTTTTTTGAAACTGTTGTATAGCTGGCTCTTCTATTTTAGGTATAAAATCTAAATTAACATCGTTAAACTCTATTTTACCCTGTAGTCGGTTACCCTTTTTAGCGATATAATTTAAAGCCGAAAGTATAGCCCTCTGTTTATACTTAAAATAGTTTGACTTCATTATTTTGTAGCCTATCTCTAGCTCTGTCGCGTTCCCTAAACTTCCTTCGGTTTTAATACCGAATAAAATAGGGGTAGTTACCGAGTGAGCTAATAGAATATTGTTCCTGTTGTCTTGGCTTAGAGCTATATAACGGTCCTTTAAATCGTTACCGCTTAAATTGACGACTGAAGCCTCGTTTTCTTTCCCTAGATTGTACAACACAAGTACACCCCCCGCGTTATTTTCTCCTGTACTATTATCCTGTATATCTCTCTCTAGGTCCCTCTTTTCCTTTTCGTCCGCTGGTTGCCCAGAGTTCAAATTTATTATAGTTCCTGTACTAAAATTATTAGTTATTTCGGAAAGTTGATATTTATTTATTTTAACGTCCGTTAAAATAGACGTTAGACCACCACTATACGGCGGTTGTGGGTATAATGATTTATTAACAGTACGGCCCTCTATGGTCTGCTTTCCTTTCTCTTGGTAAATTAAATAAAACTCCCTTTCCTCTCTATTTGAGGCGTCAAAAGGCGAAATTAATTTAATAGCGTTGTCCTTTAAATCGCTCCAGTCTTGAGAAACTGCTATTTTATCGTCATCTAGTCTATACCTTACCTTTTCAAAATCTACTACCTCTAACTTATCTACTCTACTCTTGTCCAAAGACCACACGCCACGCAAACAAAACATATTCGAAAGCTCCAAATCTTTACTCATTTGCTCCGCTATCTCGTCTAGGTTATAGTCTGAGTTCCCATTTTCAAAAAAACGTCTAAACTCTTCGCTGTCTGGTCCTGTATAGTTTAAGCCTCCGCTGGTTGTATAGTGTACTTTGGCGTTAATAACGCCCGAGTGTATAGCTGAATTTTGGTAAAGGAAATTTAAAAAATAAGGATAATAGTTGTCCACGCCCCAGTTAACTATTAGGTCTTTTTTATTGTCCTTTTCAGTTGGTTTGGGTATAGATATATTTTTTGCAATAAAACTAGACCTCATTTTTTTATCCGACATAGTTAACGTTATCTATTGTGTTAATTGTATAAAATTCGCCCTCTGGGAAATCTGTAACTACTTCGGCCTTGCCGTATAGTAGTACATTTTTACCTTCTGTGGTAGGCTCTTCGTCTACGCTCTCGTAGACCTTAAACATAAAATTTCCTCTAGGTAAATTTATATCTGTGGGTAAAGATAATAAAAATAAATCAAACCTATTTGAGGTACTTATAGGATCTAAAAAAAAGTTAAAATACTCTCTTTTTTGTTGGTGGAAAAAAGAAAATAAATATTTAGGCGTCTGTATGGTTACTAACTGACTCAGCGCTAGCGCTAGTTTCTGGCTCTGGTTTTGCTTTAGTAGTAACATAGAATATTGTTAAATTTTCTCTTTTAAAAATAGGATAGTTTCCTTCGGTAACGGCTACAAACCTACCCAAAGTTCTTGAGTAGGCTTTAGAGCCGATATATTTTTTTTTAACTTTCATTAAGCTATAGGTGTAGGATAGTTAGCAATATCTAAGCTAGGAGCTATAGAAATCTCTTTACCCACTAAGTTTATAACTACTCCCGCCATATCTTCGTAATTCTGCCCAGAGGTAAACGCTCCAGTTTCTAGAGTCATACCATTAACAGCGCCATAAACGTAGTTATTACCGTTTTCTCTCTCTTCGATAACAGTAATAAAACCTTTAGCGATTAAGTCCGCTAGGTTTCTAGTCTCTATACTGTCGTCTTTTAAAGTAATAGCGCAAGTTGACGCATAAAAAAGGCTATTATTCTCTCTAGACCTGGTAGCCGTTTCTGTTACGACAATACTAGCCATATCTGGAGTGATTCTGTAAGCGCTTTTAGTAACGTCTAAAGTAAAAGTAGTTACGTCATTAGTAGAGCTAACTACTAAACTGTCTATATTTTCGGTATTCATCACTACCACCGACTTAACGCCCCCATTGGAGGCGCAAGCTGGCTTNGTGAAACCGTTTGTAAGTTCACACATTTTTTATTTTTTTTAAAAATTAATATTAAGCCCCTAAAACTAGCTTTACAAAGTAATCAGGGTAAACAAACTGCACCCCACTTCTAAACAAGTTTCTAAGTCTTAATTTTTCAGCCTCTTCTAAGAATTTAACCGTAATTCCTTCGGTATCCGAAAATAAATCACATCCGTAAAACATATAGGTATAAGGACAGGCGAACATTTTCCCTAATCCGTTAAGCTGTGGGTAAGTTCTTACCGTAATGTTTGTAGTCGGCAAAATAAACGACATTTCGCTACCCTCGTAAGATACATCGATATTAGACGCGTAGTCCTTATCGTTGTAAATTTGAGTTAAAATAGCGTTAGCCTCTACTCTTCCCGTGATAATTTCAACGTTAGCGCCGTTGTCAAACAATACGCTAGGGATATTATCGTAAACCAATTTAGCCAAGTCGAAAGCGTTAGCGGACGTTATAGCTGTCTCTGTTGATGACGCCGAAATAACTCCAGATCCTACAGCCTCCCAAAGTTTAATAAAACCGTCATAGTGGCTTAAGTTTCCGTTTAAGCTATCTGTGTCTCCCAAAAACATTAAGTCTTGGTTTTTCTTTTTAGTCATTTTGATAATGTAAGCTGTCAAAACGTCCTCAAGAGGTAAATCTCTGTCTTGTCTGTTTGCTCCGATTGACAACAATAGTTGCGCCCAAGTATCCTCTAGAGTATCGTTACATAACTCAGTACCTACCATTAAACGTTTAGTTACTATGTCTTTACCGTCAAAAACAATGGCGTTATTTTCGTCAAAAGTAGAGTTACACTCAGCCCCAGACTCTAGCGCTAAATCAGAGTTCAATAGCTTAATAGTTTGACTTCCCTTTACGTTTTCTAATACATTAATTCTAGACGTTAACCCAGAGCTGTAAAGCAAATCAGCGTATATGTCAGCGCTTTGCTCGTCTATGTATGCAGGCAGGCTACTAACATCGTACCCTCCAAACTTATCTTTAATTCTTTCTTTTAAATTTTTCATTTTTTATTTAGTAAATTGTCTCCAAGTCTTAGAAGAGTTAGAAACTGTGTTAAACTTTTTTTTGTCGTTTTTATCCAATTCAGAAACTAATGTTTCTATTTGTTTAGCAAAAACCTCGTTTTTTTCTTGCAAGGCTTTAATTTGCTTGTTCATTTGAGTAGTTACCTCCTCTATAACTGTAGCTACCTCTTCTGGAGTTACAGCGTCAGCTGGAGCCTCCTCCTCTACTGGCATCTCTTCAATAGATACGATAATACCGTTTCCGTCTACAGTAATCGCCATAATTTTAGAGTCTTGCTCTATAGTATGCACTCCCTCTGGAGCCAATACTTCGCCCTCTTCGGTAATTACTTTTAATTCTGCGCCCTCTACTAGTTCAGTAAAAGAAACTTGCACACCCTCTACAGTTGTAGCGGTCTCAAATTTTTCTCTTCCGAAAACCATTTCAAAAAGGCTTTTATTCGCTTTTTTCATTTGTGTTTTTTTTGTTGTTGTTGTTGTTTTAATAAATTTTTTGTCAAAAAAGCCCTCAATAGAAAAACCTATATGTTTGCCTTTTTTAATCTCTTCCCATACTTTTAAATCGTCTACTTTATAACTCACGATCCAGCTACCGTTTTTAAGGTTTTGGCCTTTTAAACTATCTGGAGCTTTTACACCTCTCTCTTCGTCTATAAAATAAGACTCAAAAAGGTAAATGTCTTTTACATTTTTGTTTGAGTCGTGCATCTCGTTAACGTTATGCATATAATTAGACTTAAACATTTTCTGAGCTATTTGTAACGTTTCCTCTTTAGAGAAAATTACGTAATGTTCGCCTAGTTTACTGTCATTCCTGTAAATAGGTAAGTCTACAGCTATAGCTACGCCCGTAACTATTCTTTTGTCCTCGTTAAAATGATATTTAACCCTCTCAGACTTTCCGTTAAAAAACTCGAAAGCCTTAGAATGGGCAGGCTCGCTTACTAAAGCTATGGCGTCCATTCCGTCCTCCTCGTCTGTCAAAATCATTTTATAAATTGGTAGCATATTTGTAAGACTATTTTTTTTTTAAATTTGTAGCTAAATTGTGGCAATTCTTTGTGTTGTCATTCTGCGCTCCTGCATCGCCTCTAGTTCGCTCTCTACTAGGACCACTCTATTACTGTTATTGTTACCACCGAAAGGGTTAAAACTTTGTCCGTTATTTGTTCCTGTTGAGGTAGTGGTATTGTTTACTGCGCTAGTCATAGAGCTAGTGTCTCCTACTGAGGTACTGGGCGCTGTTACTCCACTACCGCCACTCAGTAACTGTTTAGCTTTCGCCATATTTGTAGTGATTTGAATAATACCATTTGCAAACTGTATCGCTCCAGCTACCCCCATAGTAACGCCGTTTAACGCGTTAGCCTGTGACTGTGCAACGAGTGACGAAATAGCTAGGGCCGTATCGGTTGCTATCTGGACGAGAGCGCTAGCCTTTTGTTTTTTCTCGTTATCTTTCATAAAGAAAGTTAACATATCTAGCCCTTTGCCTATGTCGTTTATTAACATATCTCTAGCCTGTTGCTGTGCGTTTATATTGGCTACAGCTGTGGCGGTCTCTTGCTCGGCTCTATTTTTTTCCTCTTCGCTATATTTGTCTTTTAACTCTTTTGTTTTCTCTAGATACGTTTCCTCTAACTCTAGGGTAGACTGTTTGTTATCTTTGGCCTTTTGTATTAAATCAGTATAATAAGTATCTAGGTCCTCAAACTCTTTAGCCCTTTGCTCCTCTAGTGTATTTACCTCAGCGTCTGCTATCTCTTTTTTTAAGTCGGCTAGAGCTTGCGCCTCCTCTTTTATTTTCTCGTCATTTTTTAACTTAGCGTCTGCCTCTATCTGGTTAATTAGAGCGTCCATTTCCAGAGCTTGTTTTTTCTCTAAAATTTTACGCTGTTCTAGTGTATAGTTTTTAGACTTTAGTAAAGCGTCTAGCTCTCTCTGTTGTTTTACTTCTAACTGAGCTAAGGCCCTTACATCCGCGTCTTGTTCCATAGATATAATAGCATCCTCTAGCTCCTGTCTTAACCTTAACTCTTCTTGGTTTTGGCTTTCTATCTGTTTTTTACTAGTTTCGCCGTTTGCCTTTCTTTTTTCTTGCTCTTTTAAAGTAAAACCGTCTCTTTTGTTTTGTAACTCAATTAGTTTTTTATTTGCCTCGTCTATTGTGTCCTGTCCCTCTTTAGCCACCTCTTCGGGATCAAATAACATACTAGCAATACCACCGCTAAAACTTTCCTCTAAATTTGTAGCCTCTTCTATTAAACCTACTTTTTCTAATCCATAAGTAAGCATATCAATAGCTCCTAATAGCATTGTTATAGGTAAAGTTAAAATACGTATAGTATTTTTTGCTATTTTGTTGTTTCTCTCTGAGGCCTCTATTTGTGTTTTCTTTTGCGCTTCGGCTAACTCTATAGTTTGCTCCTGTTGTAGTAACTGAGCGTCTAACTGTTGGAGTTTCATTTGTAGTATGTCCTCTTCGCTTTTACCTTGTAGCCTTAAAGTATTTTCGCTAGCCTCTATATTATCTAGATTAGACTGTGTTAACTCTTTCTCTTTCTCTAAATCTGCATTACGTTTTTTTTGTTCACTTGACAAACCAGAAACAGCTCCTTTAATTTCGTCCCAGTAAGCTACTACAGTACCAAGCGCTACAACGATAGCGCCTATTCCTGTAGATATTAACGCTTTTTTAAGGCCTCCCATAGCTTTACTACCAGTACCAATAGCTACGGCATAGGCTTTTTGTAAGCCTATAGCTATTTTAGTTTTAGTATTATTTAGGCTCGTTAAAAATTCCGACTCTTTTTTTAAGTCGTTTCTAATTTTCTCAACAGCGGACAATGTAGCTTGTACCCCCTCTAGTTTTACCAGAGTTGCCATTAGTTTATCATTTTCGCCACCTAATAAAGCCGAAACGCCCAAAAACGCTTGATAGCCTCCAGCCATACCCTCGGCTATATTTCCTAGGTCTTTAGCTGTAGTTTTTGACTCTTTAGAAACGTCTTTTAAGTCACTTATAAACTTTTGTTTTTGTTGTTTCTTAATACGAAACTCTTGCAAAGCGATATTATTATCTTTAATTGCAAATTTAAGCTCGTCCATTTGTTCGCTTAATTGCTTTCTAGAGGCTAAAGCTGTTTTAGGTAGGTTGTTATATGTTTGTGTTAACTCTTGTAACTCCCTTTTAAACTGTATGTTTGTTTCGTTTAGCTCGTTAGTCTCGTCAATTAAACCAGA